TGGCGGCATGTTCACGGTGATGTTGTATGTGCCACCCATCGAGTCCATACGGTCAAGCGGGATCACGGCCTCCGGTCCTGCTTCACCGATCAGGCCGAGCGTGGGGCCGGTGACGATGCCGCCATCAGCAAACGGCAGGATGCCGCCGACCGCGCCGATGAGGTCGCGGGCCTGCGATACGCCAGGGATGCTGGTAAGCGCGTCACCGATTTTGCCTGCTGCGGCTTTGATGCCGTCCACGATGCCGTCAATCATTTTGCGGCCCAAACCTTTGAACCACGAGAAAATTTGTGGGATGGCTTCGTTTGTGATCCAGCGGCCGACAACTGCGATGAATTCGCGCAAGCCTCTGAGCAGGTCTGGGAACAGGTCGTAAATCCATTGGACCATTGCCCAACCGAGCCGTGCCATTTGTTCAGCGATTTTTGGCAGTGCGGTGGTCAGCAGCCAGTTGGCGATGGTCACCACGAATTCACCGAGCGCGGTGAGCGCGGGCACAATGCGCGGTTTGATCCATTCGGTGAGTGCGTTGCCCAACTCAATGAGTTTGTCAACCATCATTGGTAGGCCGTCCTCAACCAGCCAGTTGGCGGCCGTCGCAATGAAATCGCCTAACGCCTCGAGCATTGGGCGGATGCGTGGCCCGATCCAATCAACCAGCGCCTGGCCGAGGTCCATGAGTTTGCCTGCGATCCACGGCAACGCGTCGTCAATAATGAAATTGCCTGCGGCCTTCATGAAATCAACCAACGCAGTTTTGACTGAGGGCCACACCTCGGCAGCGACGTTTTGCAGTTCACCGAACGCGCCACGCAAACCGCCTTCACCGAACGCGTCCATGATGCGCTGTGCGAACGGCATCACCGCGTCAATGGCCTTCATGACACCATCAAACGCGGCCTCCGCGAGCGGTGCGAGCCCAACCAACGCCATGTTTTTGAGTTGGTTGAATTTGTCTGACAGCGTGGCAACCTGGTTGGCCTGTTGGCCGACTACGCCTGCACCTTCACCTAGCAGCCCGTTGAATGTTTCAATTTCGAAATTGCCGCTACGTATCGCGTTGGTGAGGCGTTGCGCACCTTCAGCACCGAAGGCTTCTGAGGCGATGGCGAGGGCTTCCATTTCGCTGCCAGCGTTTTTGATTGCGCCAACCGTGTCCTGCAGCGCGTCCTGCGGGCGGCCGCCTTCTTTGGCCACGTCCCGAAAAAACTTGTTCATGGCAGGACCGATGCGGGTAACGGATACGCCTGCCTGCTCGAGCATGCCCATGATTGCGCCGGTTTCCTCGAGGTGAAATCCTGCGTTGGCGAAAATTGGGCCGAATGTTTCCATTTGGCTGAGCAACTGGTCCATTGGTGCGCCGGTTGCCTGGCTGATGCGCACCAGGTCGCCTAGCACCTCGTCGGTGTTTGCTGCGTCCTCACCGAACTGGGTGAGGGCTGCGTCAACTGCGCCGATGGCTTTAGCGGTGTCGGTGCCGGTGACACGGGCAAAATCGAGAAACGCGGTGGTGGTGGCCTCAAGTTCGGTGCCGGTTTGCCCAAAAAACGTGTTGACATCCGCGAGGGTTTGCGCGACTACTTCGCCGCTGTCAGGCACCGTTTTTAGTACGTCCTGTGTGGACTGCACCAGGTCATCCAACGCGTCACCTGACGCGCCTGTGCCACGAACAATGGTGTTCTCAAGGCCGTCAAAATGGGAGCCGAGCGCAACCAGTGCGCCACCAGCAGCACCGGCCGCACCAACAACGACGCTGCCGACACCTGCCAACCCTTTGAATACGCCACCGACACGACCACCGAACGCAGACAACCGGCCTTCGGTGTCTGACAGGACCTTACGCAGCGGTGCCGCGTTGCCTGTGATCGGGATGCTGATTGATTTCGCCATCAGCGGCCCAGTTTATGAATCTTGATGAGTTGTGTGATGCGCTCCGCGTACAACTGCACCACTTCGGCGCGCCGATCATCGAGCTCGTCATACACGAACGGTTGTGGCCTGATGCGTCGAGCAGGCCAACCGAAATGGATCGGGCCCGCATACAAACTGGGTTCACCACCGCCATAACCGATGCGGACACGGCCACCGGTCATCACTGCGGTGCCTTTGATCGATTTACGCAACCGTCCTGAGCGGACTGGTGCCCTGCGCCTGGCACCTTCAGCAACCATGTCGGCGGCCTGCTGGTGCGTGGGCTTCATCGCCATTTTGGTGTCATCACCGAGGCGGCGCATGTCGCGTTGAATTTCGCGCAGCCCTTCGATTTCCTCGCGGCCTTTACGGTCCTGCAGTCGGAATCCGAATGTCCCTTGTGCCACGTTGGTTGCGTTTCCTCAACTGTTCCCACATGGCCCGCAAAACGGGCCGTGGTGTTTGCATGAGTTCCCGAGGTGAAATGTGTGTTGCGATGGCCAGCGATGCCAGCCAGTCACTCACTCCACCTCGGATGTAGGAGGGCTGCGGTCCTCGACGTTGATTGACGCAATGTCTTTGCGCCAGGCCGGTAACGGCTTCACGGTTGCACCGCTGTTCTTTTCTGCGATCCAGCCGAGCAACGCGAGGTGGCCCAGTTTGATGTTTGATTCGTTGAACGCAACCGGTACGCCCACTTTGGCTGTTTCCTCAAACTCACACAGTGCGTCAAAGGTCAGCGCGTAGGTCCCCGCCGAACCGTCACGCTTGGTGACGGTCACCTCAAAATCAAACATGTCAGGTGGTCGCTCTGGCGAGCGTTCCGCCCTGGAATTCCACGCTGGTGGTGCTGAGGTCGCCAACCGAGGCGTTGAGCGGCGTGTGGCTGGCAACGTACGTGTCCGTGAGCGTGTACGACGGGTTCGTAGCACCAACGGCAGCGCTGGTCGGCTTGATGATCACCGTGGTGGTCGTGCCAACCAGCGGCTCAATGGTCGCGTCAACGCTGGCCGCGTCAAAATCCTGCTGAAAATCGATGGTGGCGGACACGTTGGTCAGGCCGCCAGTGAACTTGTGTGCGCCGTCTGACATGGCGGTCACCTCGACGGCATCCACCTCATAGTTCAGCACGACCTGGGTCACATGGTCTGACAGGTCAACGCTATTGACCTCGACCGATGCATCGGTCAAAACAATCTGGCTCACTGGTTCTCCTCAGTGGTTGGTTCGGGGTCCGGTTTGGTATTGCGCGCCTTTGCCAGGTGGCCGCCGTCGAGCAATGCCTCGATATTACAGCCGTCGAGGTCATCCTCGGTGACGATTTGGCCTGCATCCCATCGCAAACGGTCGCTGGTCACCTTGTAGTTCATGGTGCCACCATAACGTCAACGTCAAACTCAGCGCCGAGGAAAACGTCATCACCTGCGAGCACTTGGCCCAAATTGGCGCAACGGATGCAGATGCTGTCGGCTGCGACACCTCCGAGGGTGCGGTCAGCGCGGATCAGTGCGTCAACGCTGTCGGGGCCGTGGACGAACACGTCTAACGCCTCGAGGCTGTAGTTGCTGTCAAACCGTTGCTGCAAAATTTGCACTTTGAATTCGAAACGGGTGAAACCTTGCCCGCTCATTGCCTGATGGTAGGTGGCAGGGTCGTCGCCTGGCACGATCACTGCGCACGGTGCAACGTAGGTGTCAGGCACCTGTGTGTAGACAACTAGCAGGTTGGTGGATGCCTCGAGGTTGGCGGCCAACGCGGTTTTGATGGTGCCGTAGTCGGCCATTAGCCAACGCCAAACAGTTTGGTGCCCTGCAGGAGTGCGGCCACGTCGGGATCAGTGCGGCTGATGCGCACCGGTCCGAATTCGCTGATGGCACCGGCTTGGAATCCGAGCGGGCTGGCTTTGCGTTGGAATAGGCGTGTAGCCATGAGCAGCGCAGCCTGTTTGATGTTGTCGGGCACGCTGGTGCCGTATCCCCAGGTCGCGGTGATTTCGATGGTTGGCCGTCCGTACAGTGACAGCGGCCAGCCACGGTTGACGTTGGTGATGAGGCGAAAGGGTGCCGCGTTTTTGATGATCACGTAATCCGTGGTCACGGTCAACGTGGTTTCAAAACTGCCGTCTTGGTCCTCGTCGGTTTTGATGACAAGGCTGTCAGTGGTGGCAATGTCGTCAACATCGACAATGGATGCGGTGCGCGGCAAAAAGGTGCGCGCCTCGGTGACCGTTTCGAACGTGCGGCCGGTGTAGTTGTCGATTAGCGCCTCAGCCGCGTCAATGGCGGCCTGTATGGCGGTGTCCTCAGCGGTCGCGGCCAGCGGGATGCCTAACGACGCTTTGACAAGCGCTGTGGTCGTGTAGGCCATTACTTGGCCCTAGCGGTGCGCTTAGCGGCCTTGCGGGGCTTAGGCGGCTCCTCAACGGCCTTTGCGGGCTCCTGAACCGGTTTGGGTGCAGGCAACTGCTGCAGTTTGCCGACGAGTACCGGATCGGCACCGCTGGCAATCAGGTTTTGGGTGTATTTGTCGCTCATCGTTGCTCCTCGAGGTGTGGCGGCGGCCCTGTGGAGGGGTGCAGGGCCGCCGCCACTCGCGGGTTAGGTCAGAGCGTCGCGGCGAGCAGCGAACCCTGAACCTTGCAGATGCCGCCTGGGTACCGGCCAGCGGTGAACGCGCTGTAACCGAACACCACCATGCGGGTGGTGAGGGTGCCCGAGCCGACCGACTCGTAGCGCAGCATGAGCGGGCTGGCGGCCTGCTCCATGAGCACCAGGTCGGCGCGGTTGGCAACAATGATGTTGTCCTCGTCGGTGTTCGCACCCAGGTTCGTCGGGATGCCCGCGTCAACGACAACGGGAATACCGGCGATTTCGCCAGCGGCGGTGCCGTAAGCGCCAGGGTTGCCGAGGGCAACGATGTTCTGGCCCGAGTTGCCCTGGATACCGGCCAGCGGACGGTTCGAGGAATCGAGGCCAGCGGTGAGGTACGCCCAGCGGCGCGGGTGCATGATGATGATGTCAGGCTGCGTGTAACGGGCAGCGGTGACCGTCGCAATGGCCTTGACAATCTGCTGGAACGTCTCAACCGCGGTCGGCGTGCCGTCATCCTTGTCAACGTCACCAATGTTGGCGGTCTGCAGGATGCCGAGGTGCGTGCCCGAGGTGCCAGCACCGTTGATCACGTCAGCGTTGACAGCCGAGTTGTAGGCGGACACCAGGTCGGCGGACAGGAGCCCGTCAACACCAGTGCCACGCTCGATGGCCTGGCGGGACACGTCCACCATGCCCGCGTAGGTGCGGACGTTGACGGTGAGGAGCGTGTCGTCGGGGGTGGCCTCGGTGACCGATCCGTTGTCGCCGTCCTGCGCGGCAGCGCTCGAGCCGGTGGTGAGGCGCGACACGTTGACGGTCAGGCCGTTGGCGGGCAGCGGCAACTGGTTGCACACGTCCATCGTGTTGCGACCGGCGCGGAGGAACGGAGCCGCCAGGCCGGTGAGGTACTGCGGGACGACGAGACCGGCAAAGTTGGCCGATCCGGAGTCGCGGTGCTCCACCGACATTTCCGACTGGTGACGGTTCAGGCGCTCGCGGGCGGCCTGGTCACCGAGGAATTCGGCGGCGTAGGAGTCGCGGAAGAATGAGTGCGGGCTGTGCTCCTCGTAGGTGAGGGGCTCGGACTTCACGTCAACGCGGTTCACGGCCTTCGGCTCCTCTGGCTCGTCGGTGGCGGCAACCTCGGCACGCAACTTGGCGGCCTCAAGGTGGCTGATCTGGATTTCGCGCAGGTCGGCGATGCGGGCATCAAGGTCCTTTGCGCGGGCGGTGAGGTCTCCGAGGTTCTTGTCCTCGGCCTCGGTCAGGTCGCGGGTCTCCTCGGCGGCACGGTCGAGCACGGCCTCAACGGCAGTGGCGATGTCGGCACGCTCGGTGACCAACTGGTCAAGCAGTCGCATGTGGTTTGTCTCCTGGTCAGAGTCGGGTTGGGTTCTGACAGTGACAATCAGGTGCCATTGCGCGTGGCGGCGTAATCGTCGGCGGTCTGCCGATCATGTTACACAGACCGGTTTTGTTTTCGTGTTTAGTCCACCGAGGTGAATACGCGCAGGTCCTCGGTGCCGCTGGCGACGATGGCCCACAGTTCCTGTCCGGAGCCGAGTACGCCACGGATGGCGTTTGTGTGCTTGACGACGGGAAAACCGTTGGCGGTGGTCACCGAGTCGTTGTCACCGAGATACACGGTGCTGTTGCCAATGATTTGGAGGAACACCTCACGGTTGAGGTCGTCCGAGTCCAACACTTTGGTTGCCTCGTCGGTCACGGTGTGTGAAAAGTAGTTGGCCATTAGTCCACCTCGAGTTGTCTGAGCAGGTGCCGGTATTTGGCGAGGCGGGGCACCTGGTCCGCGTCGTCAGGGTCATATGAACGCACCGAGAGTAGTTGTGCTTCGGCGTATGCGGGATTTCGGACGAAACCTACATGGTCGAGCGCAACCTCGGTGCGGGTCCGCAACGGTTTGCCGTTGATTTCGGATGTTTGCGTGCGGATCGGAATAAAACCGACGCTAAATCCGGTGACGAATCCGTCCATTGCGAGACTGCGGGCCTCGTCGGCGCGTTGTGTGCGGGCCAGCAAAAAATCAGCAATGAGGCCGTCGTTGGTTTTTTCCCAGCGGGCTGCACGGCCGATTGGCATGCGGTCGGTGGCGTGCTGCTCGAGGAGCGGGACACGGCTGCCACGCTCGGCAATTGTTTTGTCAAACGCTGTTGGGCTGAATCGCTCAAGGTATGCGCCTGCGTCGTACAGTGCGCCGAACGGTGCGACGATGCCAACCAGGTGGTGCCCGTCGTCGTCCTCGCGGATTTCAAAACCGGCCACCTCAACGGTCCGGTTGACGATTTCAGCCATTCGTTTGCTCCTGCAGGTCAGGGGTCGTTGCGTCGGTTAGGTCCTCCATCATGCGCACTTCGTCCACGGTCAAAAATCCTGCTTCAATCGCGGTTTTGTAGGCGTTGAACCGGTCGGCAGTGTCGGCGCGTAACAGGTCGTCCAACACAAACCGTGCCTCTTGGCCTCGAGGCAACAGGGTGGATACGGCCTGCTCGACGCGGGACAGCCACGGCCGCAACGTGTAGCGCACAAACTGAATTGAATCCTGGGTGACGTTGCTGTACGTCAGTGAGTTACCTGATGCACCGGCCACACCGATCATGTGATGTGGCACACCCATGAGGGTGCAAATTTGTTGCGCCGAGTAGCGGCGCGCGTCAATCAACTCAAGGTCGGATGCGCTGAAACTGAGCGGCTTGTACCGGATGCCGTTTGCCAGGACGGCTGGTGTGCGGTTGCGGCCACCGTTTTTTTCGGTCCAACCGGCCTTCAACTGGTCGGCCTCGTCACGTGTGATATCTGCGTCAACCTCAAGCACGCCGACAGGCAGCCCGCCAGCGTTGTAAAGTTCTGATGCGCAGTCCTCGCCAGCAATCGCAATGCCCAATGTGCGTTTGTGGTGCTCAATGATGGACATGCCGCGCACGTTCCCTGGCATGGTTAGGCCACGGATGTGGAGCACGTCCTCCTGGTCATACACCTGCCCTGCGACCTGGTAGTAGACGGTTGGCCCGTCGGTGCGGATTTGTACCGCGTCGGTGGCGAGCAGCACGGCCTGCCGTGGGTAGCCGAGCGCGTCACGGTCACCGAGCAGCCAAAATGCGTTGCCGTCAATCAGCAATGACGCGACGGTTGATGACAGCATGTCAACACGTGTGGACATGCGATCAGGTTGCGCCAAAATTGACGGGTTCGGGCTGAGGCGGGTGCCGTCACGAAACGCGACCAGCGGCAACGATCCGATGGTGTCCGAAATCAGTTGGGTGCAACGCCACAGCGCGGGGATGCCGAGGCTGGTTGCACTTGAAATGTGCAACGGGCCTTGCAACGGCTGCAGGTAGTTGCCGGTCGGCAACACAAATGGGAATTCGCTAGCGCGTTCCTCGACCGGCTTACGTCGTGAAAATAGGGCCATGTTGCCTCTCAGAGTATCATTGGGCGGCCAATTGCCTCATTGCGATGCCTTGCAGCATGGTATGCGATTGAGGCGGCATGTAATGGCGAAACGTCCACGGCCTGTGGTGCGCGCGACCATAGCCACGAGTAGCCCATCGGCTTTTTTTGTGCGACGGCTACCGCATCGGTCAATGACTGATGCGGACGTACCTGCATTTTGTTTTGCATCAGGTCATCAAAAAACAGGTTGGCTGCGTAACACATTTCACGCGTGCTGTATTTCAAGTGCGGCAGTTTGCGTTGCTCAAGCGTTTCGGACAGGACACCTGCGGGCCCGTACGCGTCCAACGCGATATTGCCGCCATGAATGTTCCGCAGGTCGGCCAGCCGGTCAGCGATCCATTCGACACCTTCACGGTGCTCAACCAACTCGATGCGGCCGTGTTCGTCGGCCACGACGATGGCGGCTGCGGTCCGGTCCAGGTTGATATCAACACCGAACACCAGGCGGCCGTCAGGCATCGCGTCGGCTTGGGCGGCTTGCCACACGGTGGCTGGGATGATTCGCTCGTCAGATTTGGTGAACTGGTTGAGCCAGGCGCGGCGAAATTCGCCATCGGGCTGCGTGGATCGTGCGTGGCGGACGGCCTCAAGGTTGACGGTGGTGCCGAGCGCAGGCATGCACGCATGCCACGTGGCTTCATCGTCGGGGTCTTCGTCAGGGTCGGCGGACCATTCAAAATATGCGATGCGTTCACTGAGCCCTGTGGATATCGCCTCACGGCCTGTGGACACTTTGCGCAGCAGGTAGGTG